CGCCGAATGGCTGCTGGAGTGGTCAAAAAGCTTGGACTTCCTCCGGGGATCACAAAGACGCATCGACGAAAACGCAATGCCTGACAGTCCAACCATCAACACTGTGTTGCGGTTAGAACATAGGGTTGATGAACGTAGGCGAATTTTTTGCCCGCGCCACCGCGCTCCTCGGATCCGCCGAGCAGCACGCGTCCAAGGTCGCGGCACTCACTGGCGAGCGTGACAAAGCGCTTTCCGATCTCTCGTCTGTTTCCCAAGACCGGGACCGGCTCAATGCCGAAGTCCAGCGTCTGACTGGCGAGGTCGAGACCGCCAAGGCGTCTGCGTCCGCTGCTGCAAAGGCCGCCGAAGAGGCTAACGCCGCTGCCGAATCGCTCAAGCTTGAGGCGAGCCGACTGACTGCCAGTCCGTCTGCCCAGGCTGCCGCGATCCTTGGGACCGTCGGCCATCCGGCTGCCGCCGCCGATTCTGGCGCCTCGGCCAATCCGGTGAAGAAGACGATCGACCCTACCCTTACGGGGCTGGCGCGCGCCAAGGCCGCCCGCGCCGCGTCCGCCAAACCCTAACCAAATAACACACGATGCCAGTTCACACCCTGCTCGATGTTGCCAAGCTTACCGGCAACGACGTGGCGGTTGGCCTGATCGAAGAGAATCAGACCTTCGCCCCCGAAGTGCTGTCGTTCATGTCGCGGGTCATTCCCGGCACGAGCTACAAGACTGCGGTCGCCACGACGCTCCCCACCACCGGCTTCACCGCCGCCAACCAAGGTATTGCGCCGACCAAGTCGACGTTCGACCAGCGTCTTACCGAGTGCTTCATTTTCCGTGGCGCTGTCGAGGTTGACCTTGCCGTCAGCCGCGCTTCTGAGGGTCTGGGTCTGCCTGACCTTGAGATGATCGAAGCCAGTCGTGTTACCCGCTCCGCGCTGGTGACGCTCGGCGGCCAGATCTTCAATGGAACGTCCGCGCTGGGCTTTACCGGCCTGAAGGCGTTCACTCCTAAGACCGCTGCATCCGGCACGTCCTCGATCGTCGTTGACGCCACTGGCACGACCTCCAGCACTGCGTCCTCGATCTACGCCGTCAAGTTCGGCCTCCAGGACTGTCACTTGGTGTTCGGCAACGGAAACACGCTTCAGCTCGGCGAGTTCCGCGACCAGCAGCTCACCGACGGCTCCGGCAATAAGTACGGTGGCCGGGTCGCTGACTTGACCGCTCACGTCGGACTCCAGTTGGGAAATGTCAACTGCGTGGGTCGAATCCTCAACGTCACTGCCGATTCCGGCAAGACCGCGAGCGACTCGCTGATCTCGCAGCTGATCGAGAAGTTTCCGGTCGGCTATACGCCGGACGTGCTCTTCATGAGCCGCCGGTCCGCTGGTCAGCTTGCCCGCTCCCGCTCGGTCACGATCTTCAGCCAGGCCGGTGTCGCGCCCAACGCTGCGCGCACCACGCCAAACATCGCGAGCCGCGTGCAGGACTGGGATGGAATCCCCATCGTGCTGTCCGACAACATCGGCATCACGGACGCGATCGAATAACGCAACTGCCCGAAAGGAACCAATACCATGCCTCGTCAAACTCAGGACGCACTCCTTACGGTCAGCCGTGCGCTGCCCGCCCAAAACACGAACGCCAACTCCTCGTCGATCGACCTGGGCGTGGCGCTTCCGGAATATGTTGGTGAGCAGTCCGAGCTTGTGATCGCTGTTCCGGCGACCACCTGCGCGACTGGTCAGACCATCACGTTCACGATCAACGACAGCGCTGACAACAGCTCTTTTGCTGCCGTCTCGCAGCTTGCGACGCTGGTTCTCACTGGCGCTTCCAACGCTACCGCCGCGACCACCCGCCGCTGGCGTTTGCCGTCGACGGTTCGCCGCTACATTCGGGTCAACATCGCGATGTCGGCAACGACTGGCGATCTGACCGCGATTACTGCTGGCATCCGCCTGGACACGTAATCTTACCGCTCGGCCCTTACCGCTCATTGGTCACACTGGGCCGGTCTGCTTATCCAGATCGGCCCTTTTCATTCCCATGAACAGACTTTTGCTGGTTTTGCTTTTCCCGTTGTGCCTGTTCGGCCAAACGCGTGCAGTCATCAATACTGGAACGACTGCAAACGACGGAACCGGAGACTCGCTTCGGACCTTTGGGCTGAAATCAAACACCAACTTTGCGACGTTGTGGGCTTCGGTCTACACCAACGGAGTCACAAAGATTGGGACTAATATTGTGCTTTCTGGTTCGGGCGTACTTGATGGCAACCTGACCAACAGCTTTGAGCTTGATGACATCAATCAACTGAATCTCGATGGCATCAACACCGACATTGGAGGGGTTCAGACATTGTTCATTGATGGCGGAATCACAACGCTCAGAGGTGTCACAAACCTCAATTTGATCACGCCTGGAGTCACCGCTGGGACGGTCAGCAACGGATACGTCCTGAGGCTTTCCAACAGCACCGAAGGAACGGTTGAGTTTTCAAACCTTCCTGGTTCAATAATCACCGGAACGGCAACATTGTCATCCGGCGCGGCAACCGTCACGAACTCAAGCATAACCGCAACCAGTCGAATCTTTTTGACGACTCAGTCAGTATCTGGCGCTCACGGATATTTGCATGTTATTTCCAGAAGCAACGGAGTAAGCTTTTTGGTCAACAGCAGCAACGGAGGCGACAACTCAACCTTTGCTTGGATGATTGTCCAACCATGAGCATGACGACCAAAGGCCAAAGCGTAGATTCAGCAAACCCAATCTACAAAAAGCGCTACGAGGACATCTCGTTTGCGTTTTCATTTGCCGCGTCTGCTTCAGTAAGCTGGTCTGGATTAATGCTTAAGGGTCAGCTTAGGACGTATGATGACAGGCTGATTTGGGACAGTGGGACCGTCTCCGCATCTGTTTCTGGGGACGGATCAGCATCGTCAACAATCACTATTCCTAGCGCAACAACCGGGTTGCTTGACGAGGGCACTTACTACATTGACTTCTTTTTTTGGGGTTCGTCGGTAAACAAATCCGCAACCAAGACCTATCTGATTAAACTGGCAGACGGGCCGACTAACCTATGAGCGACGTAAATGTCAGCGTGACATACGGCGGTCTCGGGCTGTCTTTTTCTCAATCGCCAGTAACGCTTCCCGTAACAATCCAGACCGTTTCCTCGGTTCAGGATGAGGATTCGACATTGATTGGTTGGGTTGCGTCGGAAGCGTATACACTGACATCAGCAACCCGCGATTCCGACGGCGTGATTACAACCGCCACTGTGTCATGGCCTGACGGTAGCGCGGGCACGTTCACGCGAACCACGAAGAACGCAACTTTTCTGACTATTGATGCGTATACAGTTACCCATTCCAACAGCGGCAAAACAGCCACCCAGACAACTGTAACTAGAGATGCTGAAGGGAATGTAACAGCACAACCCGCAATCACAATCGCATGAGCGCACTTTCATCCGCAGTGGATCCAAACGTAAGAACGGCCATCCGAAAGGATGGAATTGGAAACGGACGCATCAGAACAGAGCTTGCGGCTGGAGAGCTTGTGTTTGTTCCGTGGACATATGCGCAAGATGGTGCGGGGTTGCTTCCGACCTCGAATCCGTTTGCCGCCATGAACGCGGACAAATCAGGCACATACATTTTCATGGAATCTGTGGCCAATGGATTTGGAACAAACTACGGTTTCTCTGGATATTTTCGCGGCAGATCGTTCGGAGTTCGTTTTGACCCATCAACCACGTCAGCGATTAGCCCAAACGTGCATTCTGATTTTGGTGTGATGATTGATCGTGTGGGGTATGAAATTCCAAAGCAGGCTTGGAATCCTTATACTCAGGCAAGACAATCAGACCCATCGGGATCTTACGGAGTAGTTGTAACGCGAGACCTATGTGATGGACTCCACCATTTTGAGATTGACCATCGCGTCTTTACTTCAAGCGCAAACGCTACATACGTAATGGGGCTTCTCCTTGAAAAGGCTGCCGGATATAGGGAGCCGCAGAACTTTGCGATACGTTCCAATCCATACGACGTTGCCACCACCAACACTGCAATTGTTGCGTCTGGATTTAGTGGCGCATTTAGAACGCCACGGGGCATTTTGGAGGCGACATACTATAACACTACAGTGTCTGCAATCACGATCACATGGAGGTTAAACGCTGTCGATTACTACGTCTTTAGCCTAGCCGCTGGTGAAAGCAGAACATTCCAGTTTACATTGCCCATTGCTGGTAATCATTTTTCGAGCAGTGCAAATTTTTACCTGCACCGCGCATCAGCAACAGGAGTGAAATGCACTGTGGTAGGAGTTTGATCTATGGATCCAATTATTTACCCAAAGGTTCGAGCTGTTGCGTTTGGCGACAGCATCACGCACAATAACACAAACGGTGTCTTGGGAGTCGAGTTTTGGCCAGGCGCTGCCCAGCGTGAAATGCGGACTCAATACGGTCTCGAAACGCTTTTGTTCCGCAATCTTGGAGCATCCGGCAACACTTCCACCCAATGCCTAAACCGGATTCATTCCGCGTTTCAGTGGCGCGACGGAGGAAGCGATGAATGGCCGATCTACAACGTGCCGGAGATTGCCTTTGTGATGATCGGAGTAAACGACCCCGGAAATAGCATGACGACCGCGACTACGCAGGCTAACATTGAGGCAATCATCCGATGCCTCCTGAACCGTGTCGAGGGCGTCGTGTCTGCTGAGGGATCTCTGCCAACGGTGGACGCTGGCCAAACCCTGATCCCGATCGGAACCAGATATTGGGTCGTGGCGGATGGATCGACCACAGGCGGGATTGCTGACGCGGCAATACCGACCTCCTACGGCCAGCCTGCGCGAGTGACTGGGGCAATCGCGTCCGTGAAACCGGCAGGAGCGACTACCAACGGCGCGGTCTGGATCAAACGCCGACACGCTTCCGGGGCTGCCGGGTGGTCCCGAATCGCGGATGACTACACGCGAGGCGTGAAGCAGGTCGTCATCATGTCCACCCAATTCCTGCCGACCGAAACGCCAGGATCACCGGACTCAACCAACGCGACGCTTCGCACCGCGCAGCAAGCTGCCGTGACCGTCTCTCAGGCAATTAGCGGCATCGGGTCAACCCGAGCCAAATACCTGAACCATTGGCAGCAGTTCGCCGATGACGTGACGGCTGGCTATATCGCCGACATGAATGCTTTGGTCTACACTACAGGCAACCAGCACTACAACGCTGAAGGCCATCGGCAGATCGGCGTTCGGGTTGCCGACTGGCTTAAGACCAATGCTGTGCCTGGCGTTACAGCTCAATCAAACTGGGTGGATTACTGGGCCGCGTCGTAGTCTCTACGCAATTGCGAAAGACCAACATCATGAGTAAGCCGCAAATCGACGAAACAACACGCGTAAACCTGCCTCTGCGATTGCTGTGGGCAATTCTGATCGGCGTTGCAGTTGGAGCTTTCATGGCTGCTGGCGTGTATTATCAAACGTCTGACACCAGAGCCAAGGTGTTGAGCATTGACTCAAGATTGAAGCTGATGGCCGACAGATTGGAGGACCACGAAAGACGGCTGATACGGATTGAAGCAAAAACCGGAATTGCAAATGTGGACGGGGGGCAAAACGCAACCGTTTACTAACCAAGGGTATTTATTGCATTTTGACATGCCAGAAGGTCAAAGTGATTGCGTGGCCTCCGCAAACTCCAAAAACGATTAGCCTGCCCCCAGTGATCAAAGTGCCTGTCCAAAAACCAGCCGACCAACTTGCGTAATATGACACTCGCTGAAGCTATCCCACTGGCAACCACGGCAAGTCTGGGTCTTGGAGCCTTGGCCAAGTCGTGGCCCAAATTTCCAAACGCCTACATCCCGACGCTGGCTGCGCTTGCTGGCGCTCTACTGGTGCCAGCGCTGTGCGGCTGGGATGCGTTGAACGTCGTCTCTGGATTTGTGGCGGGCCTCGGCGCAACTGGTATCCACCAAGGCGTCAAAGGCGCAGCGGATGACGTTAAGCGTCGAAGCGGGAACACCGAGATCATCAAGAAATGAAAAACGTTGCACTGATTGCCGCGCTTGCCGTGACTGGCTGCGCATCATTTAACACCACCCAAACCGATGAGCGACAACTCCCGGACGGATCGTACACCAAGATCACCACGCGTGCCTCAAGCCGAACGATCTTTACGAGCAAATCGGATCTCGCGAATTTCAAGGCCCAGCAAACCGAGGGACAGCAATCCGCCACCGTCGGATCCCTCGGCCAAGCTTCCAGCGGAACCAACGCAGTGCGAGCGCTCGAAGCCCTCGACTCCATCCTCGGCAAGATCCGCTAGAGCGACCGCCCAGGAGCTTATCGACGCTGCGGATTCAGGCATTGTGCCTGAGTGGTTTTCAATGGCGGAAAAGGAAGCGGTTTACAAGCTGATGCGATGAGCATTGCCAACATGACAAGGGCAGGTCTTTCGAGCCTGCGAACGCTTCTGGAATCGCCGACTTTTACCTGGAAGTCGCTGCCGGTCCCGTGTGTGCCTAACACGCTCGGCGTAGGATCAATCGTGGCCGACGGCGGCTACGACATGACGGTGTCACTGACGCTGTTTGTCGATCGCGAAGAGTTCCTGACTGTAGACTCTACGCTGATCACCATGGATTCCGAACTCTACACCATGGATAATGACCGACCGACTCCGGTGACTGGCAAGACCATTGTCTATCAGGGATCCACCCGCAGAATCGTGAAGACTGCGTTTTCGCCTGACAACGTGTACATCATCCTGATGTGCGCTGATGCCAACGCGTGAAGGCCGAACTCACAATTGAGACGGAGAGGTTCAACGAGGTGATGAAGCGCTGGTTGGTGACGACCAGTCGCGAAATGTCCGTGGCCGTAAATGCGCGCATGGCATTTCTTTTGATGCGGATGTTTGTCCTGATTCCTCCGCATCGTGTGCAGCAGAAGCGGGATGAGATCAGGACGTACATGCAGCAAACGATCGGCGACAGGCGCATGGACAAAAAGACCGGCAAAGCCGTAGGTAGAGCACGACAGCTTCGGCGTGTTCATCTGATCGCCCAGACCAGAAATCGCAAGGCTGGCGGAATTGGGCTGTACGGTGAAAAGATGAAGACTGCGTCTGCATCGCTCAGACGCAAGGCGGTTGGCTCAGTGGGCTATCTGAAGTCTGGATTAATTGGAGCCATCAAAAAGTTCCAAGGACACTTCACGCAATTCGGCGGATCGTCCAAAAAGTCCAAAGGTAAGCAGATTTCCGGCAATGCCGCGTTTATGCGACTGGTGCGCGAATACGGCGGGCTCGAGGGAACCGGAAACGTGGCGAGACATAGGGGCGCAAAGTTTCAGGTCTCAACAGCTAAGCCGGGATTTTCTGGTCCGAAGACGGAAGCGTGGATGAATTTGTCAATTGGCATCGCCGACGACCAACTGGAACGGGTGAACGCGATTTACACGGCTGCGGCCACTCGAGCTTTTCGGGACGAACGGATTGAGATGGAGAAGCACCTTGCGGACAAGCTTGCGCAAGCTGCCGACGAAGCCATAACTGGCGCGTGATTGATCTGGCGGAAGAGTGGAGGAGAATACAGTGGGTGCCTGACCGTAGGCCGATCTCAGACTGGGCGGCGGACAATGTGACGTTGCCTCCAACGCTTACGTTTTCCGGCAAGTTTGATCCGTCGATCTCGCGTCACTTCATCGCGCCGTTGGACTCGCTCAAATCCGACCGCGTGCGAGAGGTTAACATTCTGGCTCCCCCTAGAACCGGAAAGACTCTGATCGCGGACGTGTTTGCTCCGTGGGCAATTGCCCAGGATCCCGGCCCGCTGCTTTGGGTGTTCGCTGTGGATGATCAGGCCCGGTTGCACTGCGAAACGCGCCTGATGCCAATTCTGCACGCGTGCGAGGCCGTCCAGTCGCTGTTGCCGGAGAATCGGCACAAGGACCGATCGACCGAGATCCAATTGGCCAATGGGTACCCGGTTCACGTAAAGGGTCCAGCATTCGGCAATCTGCAAGCGCGAGGCTATCGTTACCTGATTGGCGACGAGCTTTGGCTTTGGCCTCATGGTAGACTGGGACAGGCAAAGACGCGGCTTGGAGACTTCAGGCGCAATCAGTCCGACAAGTTCCTCGGCATCTCCCAAGGCGGAGAGACTGGCGGGGAATGGTGGCAGCAATACACAGCCGGGACCGTGCATGAGTGGGAAGTGCCGTGCGACGCATGCGGCGTCTATCAGCGACCTGTTTTCTCAGGCAAGCACGACGACGGCAGCCGCTACGGAATCGTGTTTGCAGCCGACAAAAGGGCGGATGGATCCTACGACATCGAGGGCGCCAAAGCGTCGACGCGTTATGTCTGCCAGTTCTGCGGGCACGAGCACAAAGAGTGCAAGCAGACGCAAGGCCGATGGAATGCCCTGGGTCGATACGCTCGTGTCGAGGGCGGGTCCTCCGAGTCGCATTCATACCATTGGAACGATGTCATCTGCGCCCAATGGCGCGATCTTGTCGCATTGTTTTTGGCTGCCCGCGTCCAGTCCAAGCGCGGCAACTGGAAGCCGCTGGTCGATTTCACGCAGAAGCAATTAGCGGAGTTCGCTAATGAACGAACGGTTGCTGAATCGGAAAACCCGTTGCAACGCGTCGAAATGTCAGCTTCGGAGGAATGGCCTGACGAGGCTTTCCGGTTCATGGCCGTGGACACGCAGCACGGTCACTTCCACGTCATGGCTAGGGCCTGGTCAAAGACCGGGGAAAGCCGCCGACTGCATTGGGGGCAGGTCAAAACGCCAGAGGAGATCGAGGCACTGAGAATCGCGATGAACATCAAGCCACGATGCGTGATCATCGACGCAGCTTGGAATGCTCGCATGGTCTACACGTGGGCTGCCAATTACGATTGGGTGTGCATTCGCGGTGACGCTCGCAGGGCGTGGAAGCACAAGGTTGCCGAGCCAGGCAAAGCGCCGACATGGGTCGAGAAACCGTGGAGCCTGTCCTGGTGGGGAGACCCAGACTCCAACGGGCTGACCAGCAAAGGCAAAAAGGCTTTGGCGTTCTTCATCTCAAAGCCGTCGACCGCTGACCGTTTGCAGGCTTTGCGCGACTCTGGGCTATGGGTGGAGCCTAAGGTTGAGCCAATGACGAAGGCGGAACAGGACTACACGGACCAGTTAAACTCAATGATGAAGATCCGAAAGAAGCCGGGAGAACCGGAAACGTGGGAGCAAGTTGGATGCGAACCGCACGCGTGGGACGTGGCACGGATGCAAGTTTTCGCCGCAATGGCAAAGGGCGTCGCGTAGCGGTGTTGCGGTTACGGGTTAAGGTGTGGCGTTCAACCCGTTCGTCGGACTGACTGAGGCGGAGTTGCTGGCTGCTCGCAGGAGCATCCAGACTGAGATGCTGTCTGGATCGCAATTGCAATCCTCGTCCGCTGGCGACGTTCAGGCGTCATCCATCATCCAGATGGGACCATTCCAGCGGTTTGTTTTGGTTCAAAAGGCACTGTTCGCCATCAACCCGGATCTGTATCCGCTTTCCCAGATTCCGCCGACTAGATCGGTGGCGGTCATGGGCGCTGCTGTCTAATGGCCACGCAACCCGTCAGACTTTTTGACCAGTTCGGGCGGCTTATGCCGACCCGGATCAGCACTGCCGCCATTGGCTCGCAGCAACGCAGGGCTCGCACTGGATTCGATCGCGACTCGGCTAACCTGTACAGCGGCACGGATCGCCTGTTGCTGATGTCAATGGGGCGCTGGCTTTACGCCAACAACTCCCTGGTGGCTGGATCAGTCGACGATCAGGCCGCAATTGTGTCTGGCGAACTCACGCCGCAGTTTGCCGGGTCTGACTCCGAGTGGGGCATGCTGGCGGAACAATGGCTGGAGGATCACGACCGACTCTGCGACGTGCGCGGGGACCTGTACCCGATGCAGACTCTGCAACGCCTGTGGATGCTGCACATCATCCGCGACGGAGACGTAGGCGTTATCTTTACCGAGGGCGCTGGCGGATACCCTCTTTTGCAGACGATCCCAGCGCATCGCATCCGAGACAATGGAATTGGAACCGCTGGCTCCGACTCGCCTTGGGAAGGCTATCGCATCGTTGACGGAGTGATCGTAAATGACGTGGGGCGACCGCTTGCGTACCGGGTTTACGACGACGCGAGGACGACATATCAAGACATCAGCGCCGTAGACATGAAGGTGCGCTTCCTGCCTCGGTACGCTGACCAGGTGCGCGGATTCTCGGCGCTTGGATGCGCGATGACGGACTTTCAGGATGTCGACGAGGTTCGGCGCTTCGAACTGATCGCGCAGAAGCTTGCGGCTTCAATCGTCTTAGCTGAGACCAACGAAACCGGACTTCCTCCAGCGACTGCGGAAAGCTTGCTGGGCGAGGATTCGACCGAGACAAACCCGGACGCAAATCTTGCCATGCACTCAATGCGTGGCGGCGAGATCCAATACTTCCGCAGCGGAACCGGAGGCAAGCTGGAGGCGCTCAAGGCTGACCGTCCTACTCCGGCACAACAGCAGTTTGCGGATTCAATCATCCGTCAGGCCATGGCCGGGATGGGATGGTCGATCGACTACTTCCTGGATCCGTCTAAGGTTGGTGGCGCTGCCATGCGGGTTGTGGTTGAACGCATCAACCGTCACGTCGGCATGATGCGCAGCCAATGCCTGTTTCCGCTGGCTCGTTCGGTTGACTCGTGGCGCATCGCCAAAGCTATCAAGGAAGGGATCCTGCCTCCGTCTGATGATTGGTATCGGTGGCGCTACCAGGGCGCTGCCAACATCACGGCAGACGCCAAATACGCCGCGCAGGTCTCTGAAATCCGAATGGAGCGCGGATTGTCTTCGCCACAGATCGAGGCCGCGCAGATTGGAAACGACTGGGAACACGTGATGGATCAGCAAATCGCGTTTGCCATTCGGTTCCGCGAAAAGTGCGCTGAGGCTGGCATTTCGACTGACGAAGTGAAGGCGATCAATACGAACTCTGGGACGGCTCAACCGCCAACCGATCAGACGCAGGAGGTAACACCGTGAGCCAACACAAGATTTTCGCGATTCGCCCAGAGGTCACGTCCGAGGCTGTCGAAGCACTGCGCCCAAAAAAATGCCAAGACGAGCCGGTTTCAACACCCCCTTACGAATTGATTGAGTTTGAGGATGAAATGACGGGCATGGAAATGTCCGTTGCCGTGATCAAAGCGCGCGGCGTTTTGGCGCTCAACGTCGACGGCTGGTTTGGATGCTGCGATCTGGACGAGCTTGCCGAAGAAATTGAGGAGGCCGACGCAGATGCTAACGTGACCGCCATCATCGTCGAGATGGACAGTCCAGGCGGAACCGTCAACGGCACGCCTGAGGCAGCCGAGCGTATTGCGCGAATTTCAAAGCCTCTCATGGTGTGGACCGAGGGCGAGCTTTGCAGCGCTGCCTATTGGATCACTGCAAGCGCGGACGTGATCTACGCAACGCCGTCATCGGTTGTTGGATCCGTTGGATGCGTCCTCGCGTTCTACGATTACAGCGCAATGCTGGATCAGTCCGGCATCAAGGTGCAGGTCTTCCGCAGCGGCGAGCTCAAGGCCGCAGGTTATCCTGGCACTGCGTTGTCGGAGGCTGAAGCCGCGCATTTTCAGTCAATGGTGTCCGAGGTAGGCAGCGACTTCGCCGACTGGGTGACGACCTACCGGGACAACGTGGACGTTGACGTGTTCGACGGTCGCGCCGTAAGCGGAAAGCAGGGTGTCAGACTTGGCCTATTGGATGGCGTTTTCATAACTCGCGAAGAGGCGATCAAATCCTTTCTGGAGGGGATTAACCTGTGAGCATCCTCAGCAAAACCATGTTTGCGTTTCGCGACGCAATGGAGACGAAGGCTTGGACGTGGCCAGCGTCTATTCGCGCCGGGATTTCGCGGGGGCCGCTGGACGACGACGAAACGGCATCGCCTGCCAGCAATCCGCTCCCTTCGATCATCGCCAACGCTAGCACGGCATCCCAGATCACGCCGCAAATTGCCAACTTTGAGGTGTCTGTCTCTGTCGAGGTCAGGCACCAGGCGGATGACAGTACGCCAGATGATCATCTGCAATCCGTGGCTGAGGTCGCGGATTGGATTCACGGCGACTCATTCATTTCGGATCTGAGTGCGTATTCTGGTTTCACGGCATTTGGTCGTGGAAACGTGAACCAAAGCTTCGACCAGATGGGTCGCAAGTGGGTCACTCGATTTGAGTTTCAACTGACGGCAGCGCCGTCCGACATCAGCTAAAGGATACACATGGCCTCACAAACGCAGGGTGCAGCAAACGGATTTGGGACATACGGCGGAAGCGCAGGCTCGCGGACGCCGGTCTCGTTCACGGTTTACAACGCCAGCAACACGTCGCTCGGCGCTGGGTTTGTGATGCCTACCGTCGACGGGTTCACGCTGACGCATAACTACGAGACATCTAATACGCGTCTCGGCAACGGCGACTACGATTCCCACACCGTTCACGGCGAGTATCTCGAAATGTCGTGCGATTTGGTTTTCGTTGGATCGAGCGAAGCCAACCTTGCGCTTGCGGAGCGCGGTTTTCCGCCAGGTTCGACGATCGTGATTTCAGGAGCGCCGGTTCGTTCGATGGGATCTTTTACTGACGCGATTAACGTCGCTGGCGGATCCGCTCCAGAGACCAGCCGCTGGCACCCAATGCCTGGAATGACCATCCGCCGCACGTCGACCGGCACCAGTACCGGCAGCATCACCTTGCGCCGTTACCCCGGCATCGTCGGCGGCGCTGCAATCGTTGTCTAATGGACTGGGCAACAGCCATTCAGCCGACACGCGTTCTCGGGCTTACCTTGCGCGAGCCCGTGACGCTGGCCCATGTGCTGCTGCTCGCTGAGGTCGATTCCCCTGTGGTGACTGGCGGAATGGTCACCATTGGGGACGTTGCGCTGGCTGCGTTCATTTGCGCGTGGCCTGCTGCAAAGTCCCGCGATTTATTGTCCTCCCGATGGTGCCCGCTGGTGTTCAAGCTCTGGGGCAAGTTCTGGGCACCCAACGGAGACGCGGAACGGTTCATGGATTGGCTGAGGTTTCAGATCCAACTTCCCGAAACCTGGACCACAGACAGCAAAGGCCGAAAGACCGAGCTAGCCGCCCCGTGGTGGCTGAATAGGCTGTCTCAGGCACTGGAGGCAGGCATCAGCTATCAAGACGCCTTGGTGATGCCTTTGCGGACGTTGTCGCTGATCGTGGCCGCAAGGCTTGAAGCAAGCGGCGCGGTCGAGTTCGTAAGCGATCGGCAACGCGATTACCTGCGCATGTGCGAGGAGTATTCCAAGAGGAACTGACATGGCAATTTTCACATTTCTCGCCAAGCTCGGCCTAGACACGACGGACTTTCAAACCGGAATCAAGCGTGCGCAATCGTCCGCGTCTGGTCTCGGTAAAGGCATCTCGGAAAGCCTCAAGCGTGAGAACGACAGCATCAAAGGCGCGCTTGCTGGCATGTTCACGGTGTCGGCAGCAAAGTCCTATTTCGGCGACCTTAAGAACATCGTCGACGAGATAAAAGACATGTCCGAATTGCTCGGCGTGTCGACGGATGAGGTGCAGCGATTGCAGAAGGCATCCGCAGAAACTGGGCAGAACTTTGGCAGCGTCGTCACCGCATTCCAGCGCATTGAGCAGATGCGAGCGCAGGCAATGACCGGAGATAAGCGTGCGGTTGGAATCTTTGCGCTGCTTGGGATTGATCCATCAAAAGGATCCGGGATTGAAATCCTCAAAGCTGCAATCGACGCATCGTCACGCGGAGCGCAGGAGAATGCGGCAGCGTTTGAGTTGGTTGGGAAAAAGGTGACTGGATTGAAGCTAACGATGGAAGAGCTTCAGAGGCTCGGTCCAATCAAGCTTATTGATCAAGAGCAGCTTGACGCCATTGACAGCGCGATCAAAAAGCAAGAGGAGGCAATTCGGCAGATGAAGATTGCAGGCGCTCCGCTTATGGCAACCTTGGCTCAAGGTGCTACCGGAGTGCTCAACATGTTCAACAGCCAGAACAGAGAGCGCCAAAACGAAATTGGCGGCATGTACTCACGCGGTGAAATCGACTTCAGGAAGCGGTTGGAACTGGAATCAATGAGCCTGCTAGGGATGCAGTCTGAGGAAGGGCGCAAATATTCTGCGTTGCCGCTGCCTGGGAATCGCGCCAATCCAATGCCTCAAGACCAAAACGCGCTAATCCTTGAGGCTGCGCGAGCCAACATCAAAACATTCGAGATCCTCGCTAAGAACGTCGATCAATGAGCGCATACACTCAAGGCTCGCCATCGTTTGTCGCATCCGGCATCACGCTGGTCTCGACGCGCCCAGTCTTTGACCAAGGCAACGGCAACACGTGGGAATACACTTACGAGGGAACCGCCGCAGGCATTGCGACGCAGGCCGCAGACATGCAGGCGGCTGGAGCCAGAACAACGGTCGACAACAGCGGCCCGGTCTCGCGCCTTGTTGCGTCATTCGTCCGTGATCCAACGCAACCGGCGGCGGCTGAAACCACTTTTGACACTTGGTCGATCTCGCAGGAGGAATACCAAGTCAGCCTGTTCTCGATGGACCGCGCCGTTGAGGAGGCCCAAGGCTACGTCAGCAAGGCCCAGTACCGATCAGACATCGAGGAGGCGGCACGCGGAGGCGAGGCCTACCCGCTCGATCAGACCCAATACCCGGTTGGTTGGTACATCTACAACTTGCTTTCGCAAGGCATCGACACTTACCCGCGTGGAATGCCGGTGCTTAACCGCAACCGCACGTATTCACTGACGTACACTGGCACCCCTCACCGGGTCGTGACGCAGGGTCTGGTCTACACGCGGGCAGCGTTGCTGCGTGACTTTGGCATCATTTCACCACTGTCCGAGCGCATCCCACTGGATCCTGCAGAGACTCTGCCAGAGGGCTTTGTCTGGGGATGGTATTTGTCGCGTCAGGACTTCAGCTATCAACGCGAGCGGTCAGCGCTGAAGGTCACTGAAAACCTCGGATGGCGATTTGGTAGCTGGAACGCGTGGCCTGAGGGTTCCGCTCTGCAAGGCATCTACCGACTGATCCAATGAGGATTCCGAACAAAGTTTCCGAGCAGGGTCTAGAGCCTGAGCTTCGCCGAGCGTTCAACCAAATGGTTGAGTACCTGCGCACGATCCAGCCACGCGACAGTGCCAGCGTCTCGGTCAGCACGACGACCAACGGCGTCACGATGGCGGTCAAACCTTCGGCTCGTGGTAACGGTTCAGGCAGCGTTCCTCGATGGGGATAATTTATGGCAAACGAGATCACTATCAGCTTGTCGATTTCGGCGAGCAAAAGCGGGGCTTCCGTCAACAGTGTGGGCGCAACTGGTCCGGCTACTGCGTCCTACGACATGACGGGTGCCGACATGAGTTCTGGAACGGTCGCGACTTCCACGACAACCGCCGCCTTAAGCGTCGGGGCTGTCACCGCGCCTTACCGGATTTACCTCTGCAACCTGTCGACGACCTCCGGCGAGGATGTCCGCATTGGAAATGCGAACGCTGACCCGATCACGTCGATCGTATCGACGTTGGCGCCTGGAGACGAGTGCTTTCTGGTCGTTCCGTCGGGCACGCTGTACGTTGAAAGCGCGGCGGGCACGCCAAACCTTTTCTACGTCGCAGTCGAGAAGTAAGGTCGGCGCATGCCGATCACATTCACGCGAGCGGAGACGGTTGAGCCAGGCGACGCGATAACCTCGCGCCAATTGGCATCGCTTGCGGACGCCTTTAATTCGCGCATCCGGTCTGGTCTTGGTGACGCGACATACCGGATTCCGTACTATCTGTTCCAAGCCGCACGTCAGATTCGCAACTCTGACGGCGGCTTTCTGTTTCCCAGCCAGGGCGAGTTCTTCGAGCAGTACCAGGCATTGCGTCCGCAGGATGGGCAATGGCCAAACTCATTCGCGGGCACGCCCGAAGGCGTAAACGTCAGCAATCCGCTCGGTGCTTTCGTCTTCGGCAACCAGAGCGCGGACATCGACAACGAGACCGACCGCATTGAGACCGTCGCATTTTTGGTCAACGGCGCTGCACCTGCGACGCTTGCGGACTATTGGACGCTCGGTCAGCTCCAGCGCGGAGCAATCGACCCTGACACTGGCGCCATTGCATCGCCTGCCCTTGATGCTGCGCGGCTCTACATGCGGATCGCCTACAGCGTGCGGAGTCCCTACGGCAACAGTTACGGAGGATTCCAACCAATCCCCGAGATTGGCGCGACGCCATGCGATCCGGCGGACGGATTCACGCCCGTCAACTACCTGTACAAGTTCACGAGCCTTATCGACGGATCGGTCGTCACCTATCCGGGATCTTGTCCTGAGGAGCCCACGCACGTCGGCTACATCCTGCGCCTGTCTGACCTCTACGTGGTCGTGCTCAACAACGGTGACACGGATTACTACAGGCGCAGCGAGTGGATCGAGGGACCGTACACCGGCGGCGGGTCGCTCAAGCGTGACGTTGGCGGGCAACTGGACCGCGCCGTTGACCGGTACACCAAAGATTTCCGTGGAACCGAAGCGCAGCGTGAGCGTGGCTGGAACAAAAACGCGTTCGATTTCCAACGGTTCCTGACTCGCCAATACAGTTTGGCGCCAAACCGAGGCCAACAGGTCGGCAACGAGATCACCGCGACGTACCCGACCTTCACCTGGACGAGCAATCAGGCAAGCGGGACGATTTCAGGCACCGGCCACGCATTCGCCTCGGGCTACGTCATGGATGCGGTCTACATCCGCGCCGACAACGTTGCGGATCCGGTCACGGTCGAGATCCTAGATGACGCCAACAATGTCTTGGCAACCGTCAGCGCCGTTCCTACAGGCGGCGTGGCGGAGGCGATTCACTGGCTCCCTAGTCCAGCCACCCCGACAGCAATCAGAGCGCGCCTTGCAGCTCCCTTGCGCTTTGTTGGTGGCACTGGGACGCTGACCGTTCAGACCACGGAACTGTACCCGTACAAGCCGAACGCATCGGACGCCTATCTCCTCCTGAGGGTCGCGTCAGCAAAAACCGGCACCGTCCACGGCAGCGGTCTGGAGGAAGAGGCCGCGAAGGAGATCTGGGACGGATACAAGGCGTATGGCTGCATCGTACCAGGTGCTGGGCTGCCGTTCGAGGACGCCACGATCAACTCCAATGCGGTCTACGACGCGTTCCGCAGGATGTCCCAATGCGTCCGCATCCTGTCCCGCAACCAACTGATCGGGTACGCCCTCGAGGGCGGGAAGAGCGTCCTGTGGTTTGTGCGCCAGAACACGATCCGCGCCGATACGTTCGCTGGCATTGCGCCGGTCAACGGTGTCGGTGGAATTGCGCACACGGCAGAGCCTCAAGGTTACACAAATGAGTGGATGATGGGATTCCAACTCAAGGCGTATCACCCAAGCGAAAGCAGCATCTGGAAGCCGTCGGCGTTTTCGGACTACTACACGTTTTCCGACCGCTGCCATTTCTACCATCCAACTTATCCATCAGACCTCCAACAACACTTCGATTACGGTCAGACCTTGAGCCTGTCGCCTGAGGGCGCACCTGGGTATCGGTATGCGAAGGGCGTCAACAACTCCGTGGGCGATGTGGACCGGTACAAGTCATGCCGGATCTACGAGCCAGACATCGAGGTCGAAAGCGCCGAGGAACTGACCGAGAACGGCGTTGATGTGGTCAAGATCACGCTGACGGGCCGCCTGCATTACTCTGATGATGCGGTGTCATCAATTGACCGCGACGTGACCACGTGGGACGTGACCGCACTCCGCGCCGAGGCTTACAGGTCGACGGAAAACGCCATTCGCGAGTATCTGGTTTTCACGAACACCGGGCAGAACGCAATCGCTGGCAAGCCGGGTGACTCTGCGGTAGGGTCAGGCGTTGACTCGCTGGCTGACAATCCATTCGGAACAGTGTTCCCGACGATTGTCATGACCAAGCTGATGCCGGTCCCATATTTGGACGGCAACGACGCGCAGAATAGCGTAGACACGCCTTTGCTGCACGACACGCTCACGCAGGCGGAGCTTTACCTGCGGGCAATGTGCGAAGGCTACATTGACGGCAAAACGTCCGAGGAATACGCATGCTCGTCCGGCATCTCGTCATGGTATGACTACACGTTTACCAACCTATGTTTCGACGCGTTCCAAGGCCAATGGATTAGCCCATTGGCATCTGAGGCCACAGCGTACACGCGAGCCAAAGACACACGCAGTGATCTACCGCAGAGCTTTGGTCCGTGGCCGAACACGCTGACCTCGGCAGAAGTGTGGAACCAGTTCGCCACGGCGGTCAATTTGCTGACTCGCGTGCGCGTGATGCTGCCCATGAAGTTCGAAGCGGAAAGTCGCTCGGACACCTACTCGTCGTTCCAAACCCGCAACGCGACCAACTCAATCGGCACGGCTGCTGATTGCTCAAGCCCGACTGGCACTGGTTGGTATGCCAGTGTCGATGTGCCAACCACGATTCCGACGACGGTCTCAAGTCCGCGAGCGACTGCAATCAACGCGAGCGCCGTCAATCGTGTTGGATATCAACTCAGCGGAGGCGCTTATGTGTGCAGTGGCGCGGCATTCGCGTTTGAGCAGTTCGCCCAGCAGGACGACTACTGGCTCGACCTGGTTGACCCTGACGCCGAGAACGCAATCCCTGAAGATTGGCGCGGGCAATTCAACGCGGACGGCGAGATGTTGTTCACGGTCACGACAACTGAGGTCTTCGATCGCGCAACGGTTGTTGCCGCTGGCGCTGGATCTGATTGCGCAGGGCTGACTGCCTACCCGCTGGCGTCAGGCCAGGAGTGGCTCGTGGAAACGATCACGCAGACGACCAGCACGTGCGAGATACTGCCCATGCAAGGCACGGTCGAAATGCCGGAACTCGGCACGGTCACTGTGTTTGGTGCGCTCAGGTCCGGCACGGTCTGCGCTGCCTCTACGGACACCAGCCGCGCAATTGAGCCGGTGACAACGGACGCGTTCATGCTGCCGATTGCGCTGGCTGACTATTCCGGCGAATGACCTTTCGCGTTACAGGCCGCGTCCGAATGCCGCAGGGAGTAGCCGTCACCGCAACCCGCCGGGTCATCGGCCCGTCACGCGAGATGTGCGGAGCGTGCGAGTGGTTCCAGCAGGAGGTGTCCAGGTGCTGCCATCCACGTAACGGATGCCCGCGAGGAGCCCACAGGATTTCACCGTGGACTCATCCGCAGGAGTGTCCGGTTTCCCGTAGGTCTTGAGGGGATCATCCCGAAATCTGTTTCGGGATCATCCGCCGTGAAGCCTCCATCATCTTTTGGCTGGCGTCCTAGGTGCGGTACACAACGCAGGATCGACGCCTTGACTCGGGCAATTTGCGGACGGGGAATGATCCCACCCAATTGCAACGGCGCAACTCCAAACTTGCGTCCGCGCAATCCGGTCTGCATGGTCCGCCCATGCATGATTTCAAGCGCGAGTTGCGAGCAATCCGTGATCGCCTGGCGAAACAGGATGTGAGCATCCAAGATTGGGCGAGCGCAGCAGACGTGTCCCACACGACCCTCTGGCGCATTCTGGAGCGCGGGCAGACTCCGAGCGTCAGCACGTACATGGCGCTGGTATTCGCCGAAAAGAAATTTGCGCCCATGCAAAAATAGTTGTTGCGTCCGCGCAAAATGCGTGGCCTGATGAGCACGTCGATAACGAAACCACTACTGACGAGAATATGTCTACGAGCTACGAAATCAAAAAGTGGACCGCTGACGAATTGCTGGCTGGCGTGGCAGAATCACCTGCCAAAGAGCGCATGGGTTTCCGGTATTGTGTGATTGCCGACGGCGCCACTTATCGGTTGAACACAAAGCGCGCACTTGAGCGGGAACTTTCCTGCATCCTTTCAAAGGCCCCCAAGGTTTTCCGCAATTTCGATAAGGGTATCACCATCGATTTTGACGTGTAACCCAAACACCGAATCATTAGCACTATGAGCAACACCATAGCAGTGATCCTGCTTTCCATTTTAGCAGGAGTATCCATCTGGGCGCAGTGGTGCGCCATCAAGCGAGCGGAGGACCTCGCCTGCAAGCTGGCAGCAATGCGGTACGAGGCCAAACGCCTGTTTGATAAGAATCAAAAGCTCCGCGCTGAATTGGAGGCGAAGCGATGAATCCTCCCGCGCACATCGCAGCGATTTGCACGCTGCTCTTCATTTTCGGGTGCCTGACGCTGGGCACTCTGTTTGAGAAAAAGCGCAACACGCGCCGAAACAGCCTGCGTAAGTGGCTGAAAATCACACGCATCAAGTAACAATGAGCAACGCACTAACAACGCAGCAGCCGCAAAAGCAGATCGTTCCGATTGGAAACCGAGGCATCGCGCCGTCCAGCATGGACGACCTGTATCGATTCGCCACGGCTGTCAGCAAGTCGGGTCTTGCCCCCAAGGGCATCGAGACGCCAGAGGCGATCTTCGTCGCGCTGGAGATGGGGTTGGAAGTGGGCCTCCCGATGATGGCTGCCTTGCAAAACATTGCCGTCATCAATGGTCGTCCCGCGATCTGGGGCGACGCCCAGTTGGCGGTTGTCCGCAGCACCGGAGAACTGGCGCTGTTTGAGGAATGGTACGAGGAGGCCGGGAAACGGTTGGCGCGCAACCCAGCGACTTTCACGGACGCGACAACGGCAGTCTGCCGAGTGCAGCGTCAGGGCTACGAGCCTGCCGAGACTGCGTTCAGTGTCGCGGACGCCAAGCGCGCCAATTTGTGGGGCAAGGCGGGTCCTTGGACGCAGTATCCTGCGCGGATGCTGAAGCACAGGGCGCGGTCGTTTGCGCTGCGCGACCAATTTGGCGATGCCCTGCGCGGCCTGCGCACCGTGGAGGAAGTCCAGGACGACCCGGTGGCTACGGCGAGGAACGTCACGCCTCCGATGTTTGCCGCCCCGGCGCCAGAGCCAGAGCCGACACCAGAACCCGCACCGGTTGCGGAGGTCGCCGAGGAGGCTCCCCAGCCGTCTGATCTGGATCTGCGTAGGCAAGTGATTGCCGAAGCGTTCGTCGAAGTTGGCGTGAGTTTTGATCTGTTCCAGCAATGGATGATGGACGTTCGCAAGATCGAAGTTCATGCCGACTCGTTTGCGGAGTTGGACGAGGCTTTGGTTGGGCGCATTGCGGACAATCTGGGCCCGATCGTTTCCAAGGCAAAAAAGTGGGTTGAAGGAGGTGGCAAGTGAACGCTCAAGACCGTATCGACGAACTGAAACGCGTGATTTGCGCGCAGGTTCCGATCCTGATTGACGAGGCGCGGGACAACATTACCGAGGCCATCACCGCGACCATGGAGGAGGCGCAGGAGAAGGAGGAAGGCAAAGCTGTCCTGTCGCTGGCGATCACCGCCAAATGGGATCTCGATGGATCCGCCGTCGTCGTATCAATGCCGGTGAACGTCCGACGCAAATTCACGGTGACTGCCAGCATGGACGATCCTAACCAACCCGCACTCCCGCTGGATCCAATCCGCGAGGAAGACCGGCTGGCGGTCGAGGAGGTCAAAGCCATGCACGCCGCAAGAATGAGAGGCAACCATGAGTGACGAGCGCAACAACAAGCCTTCCGCTTCGTCAATGGAGCGGTACCAACTCTGCCCTGGCTCATGGCAGGCCGAGCAGGGCATCCCGGACCAGACCTCGGACGACGCTGCGACCGGAAACCGCATCCACGCATGGCTGGCCGGTGAGACCATGACCGTGCCGCTTACCGCGGACGAAGTAGACCTTGCGCTGCGATGCCGCGAGCAGGAGGAGACAATCCTGAACACCGTCCTGCCGTACCGGGACGAGATCGTCCGCGAACATCGGTACTGGATGGATCACGACTGGTCTGGCAAGCCCGACGTGGTGGCCATTGACAGTCTCAGCGGTGACGGAGTGGTCATCGACTACAAGACCGGTCGTGGCGAGGTGACGAGCGCCGAGGGCAACCTCCAACTCCGCGCCCTGGCTGTGCTGGTCGGCATCCATCACGGCCTGACCAAAGTCACGGTTGCGATTGTCCAGCCGCTGGCAGGTGCCCCGACGATTTGCGAGTACTCGTTCGAGGATTTGATCGTGGCACGCGCTGAGGTTGGTCGGATCATCAACCGCATCAACTCACCGAATGCTCCGAGGATGCCTAGCGCGGACGCCTGCAAATACTGCAAGGCAAAGCCGTATTGCGTCGAGGCTAGGGAAGCCTCAGTTGCGCTGCCGGTCGCAGCTATTCCCGCAGGAACGACTGCGGACGCAATCGCGGCAACGCTGACCTCGCAGACGCTGGCTGAGTTTTTGGAACGCGCCGAGTTTGCGACTCGCGTGATCGACGCCTGCAAGGCCGAAGCCAAGCGCCGCTTGGAGCATGGCGACACTGTGCCTGGGTGGACGCTAAAGCCCGGGAGCGAGCGTGAAACGATCACGGACCCTACAACGGTGTTCAATCGCACCGCTGCGCTTGGGGTCAACGCTGAAGCGTTTATGTCCTGCGTCTCAATCGCCAAAGGCAAGCTCAAGGACGCGGTCAAGGCTGCGACCCAAGAGAAGGGCAAGGCTCTTGAGGCTCGCCTAGAGTCGATCCTTGCCGGATGCACCGAAACAAAGGCGACCGCGCCGTCATTGGTAAAACTTTCCTCCTGAGTGGGAGGTTCCTGCCGCTGGTCCGAATTCAAGGACCGGATTGGCGGCGGGATTTTAATTTGATTGGCCTACTGAAGGAGCGGACTATGAACAACGAGGATATCAACGGAGCGATTGCGGAGCACTTGGGATGGGAAAAAGTGTCTGGAGGGTTTGGTATTGAAACTAGATACAAAGGAACACCAAGTGAAACCAGAGTCACGCTTCCAGTCCCCAACTACTGCGGCGACCTGAACGCGATGCACGAGGCGGAGAAGGTGCTGGACGTTGACATCATGAAAGCCGGATCACCTAGGTACGTTTACTCAACGCACCTTTACACCATCGTCGCCAAGGATTGTCAGCCGTTTCGCGCCACTGCCCGCCAGCGAGCCGAGGCGTTTCTGCGGACGGTTGGAAAGTGGAAGGAGAACGAATGAACAACATTGAACGATTCACGCTGGAGTTGGCGAAGAGGCTGGCCGGATCACCTATGGCTTGGGGTGTTCGGGATGACATGTCCCGCGAAACACCGAACGACGTGAGGCAGGTCGAAACGCTGCATCAGGCCGTCAAGGAGTCCATCCACATCCTTATTCACACAGACCTCGAAACCCGCATTGAGCGCGCACGCCGGGAACTGGAGTTTCTGGAGGGGTTGCGATGAACAGGTGTCCCTATTGCGGATGGGAATCGCGAACTGATTACCCGGTGGAATTCTGGTGTGGGAGCGTGACGAATCGGCATCGCAGCAAGACGTGCTTGGCGCTGGAGATTGGCCTGCTGAAAGAGCGGGTGAAGCGGTTGGAGGAGGCGGGGGATGCGATGCATCGATACTGCGACGCGATCTCTGCCCTCAAGTGGGAGAAAGCCAAGGAGACCAAGCCATGACCATCCGCACCGAGATCGCTGGGAACCTATGCATCCTCACGTTCCCGGACAAAGGCGGGCAGACCCGCATCCGTGGGCGGGTGTGGAGGTGGGAGTACAGCCACGGGATGTTTGGTTTGCTAAGGAAGGACGGCGAGCCGATGAGCATGAGTGCATGGCCTGGGGAGAAGCATCCGTTGTGGCGGGCTGTCCGGCGGTGGGAGAAGAGGAATAGAAAGGCAAAGCGATGAACCATATTGGTGACGGCAACGAAATGGTGAGCGACACGCCCAGGACGGATGCGGAGATATTGGAACCCGAGATTGTCCACCAAGACAGTCACTCGGAAGGTTGGGTTTCGATTGACTTCGCCCGCCAACTGGAGCGCGAGCTCGATCGGTGCAACAACCTATACCGGAAGCTGGATGTTCACTCGTTGAACCTGAGTGATTTGATCCGCAAGCTGGAGCGCGAGCTTCAGGAGGCCCAAGAGCGGATTCGACTACTCATCGCCGAGCGGGACAGCGCACGGCAGCGGGCAGACCAGAGCTGGAAGCTGCGGGAGGAGTTCACGGCGCTTCTCGGGACGGATGATGTGAAGGAAGCGGTGCGTAGGCTTCAGCTGATGAACGAGAAACAGATTTCAACAACACAAACCAAATGAACAACACTATGAGTATTGAGGAGTTCTGTGGCCTGCACGGTGCGTGTGTTGATGGCCGCAAGTGGGCGTTGGAAAACTGCGTGTCGATGGAGGATGCGTGGGCGAAGCTGAAGCCTCGGTGGCTGTTATGGGTTGCGACGCGCCCGGGTGTGCTGACGCAGCGCGAGTTAAGGACGTTTGCGGTGTGGTGTGCGCGACAGGTGCAGCATCTGATGACTGATCCGCGCAGTGTGGCTGCGTTGGACGTGGCGGAGAGACATGCTGAAGGGTTGGCAACGGATGAGGAGTTGAATGCTGCGTGGGATGCTGCGGGGCGTGCCTCGTGGGATGCTGCTCGGGCTTCTGCGCGGGCTGCGGCGCTGTCTTCTGCGGATGCTGCGCGGGCTTCTGCATTGGCTGATGCGCGGTATGCTGCGCGTGCGTCGTGGGATGCTGCACGGGCTGCGGCGCTGGCTCTTGCGCGGGCTGCTGCGGGGGATGCTGCGAAGGATGCACAAGCAGCGTGGATGCGGGCAAACACGAAGCCGAATTTCGGGAAAACCAAATGAACATGAGAACACTGATGGCGATGATGGTGGCCTACTCAACGCAGGCCGCGACGGTGGTTCACACCGTGACGATCAACCCAACGCTGACGGATTGGAGTGCGACCAACCGGGTCCCGCAGTTCGACCAGCGGCTCGGCAAGCTCCGCTCCGTCCAGGTGACGGTGGATGGGGCGAGCGAGGCGTTGGCGCGGGTGGTATTCAGCCGGGTGATCCGGCAGCCCGCGTATGAGTTGGCGGTGACCAACACGGCGTCTGTGTCGGCTGGCGGACTGGTGGCGTCGAGCGTTGTGGTTGGGGTGCACACCGGAGTGGCGGTATCCAACACAACGAATCTGGTGAACTTCCCGGTGGTGTTGGCCGGTGCGGCGACGACCAATCGCAATCTGTCCGCGTGGATCGGTACTGGCACGGTGCCGGTGGTGACGCAGGCCAGTGCGCGGACGTGGTACAGCGGGCCGGGTGACTACACGTTGGCATGGCGCACGGCAGCGAGCGCGGTGGCCACTGTGGCCTACACGTTCGACGGGAAGTGCGAAGAGGACTCCGACAAGGACAAGGACGGACGATGAGTGCGACCTGTACACACTGCAACGCGCCGATTCAGATCGAGACGGCGACGTTTACCGAGTTCCGATGCGGAGCCGGGTTCTATGCCGAGTCCGGCGACCATTGGGAATGCGACGAGGCAACCAGAGCGCAGCGCATCGAGGACAACGATGGGTGGAAGAATGACGCGGAACGTATGGATCGGAAAGGGGTGACGGCGTGAAATCCCTATCCGTTTTTGTGCCAGGGCTACCTGTTGGCCAACCCAGACCTCGCGCAACGTCCTTTGGTGGGCGTGCGCGGATGTACGATCCCGGTACGTCCAACGAGTGGAAAGCCTGCGTCATCCATGCGGTGCGCGGGAATGCTGGCCTGTTCCCGGCGGGAATCCCGGTGCGGTGTGATCTGACGTTCTTTCTGCCCCGGCCCAAGGCTCACTACGGGACTGGGAAGAACGCCATCGTGTTGAAGGGATCGGCGCCAACGCGGCCTACCGGGAAACCGGACCGGGACAATCTGGAGAAAGCCGTGCTCGACGCACTCACGTCCGCCGGGATTTGGCACGATGATTCTCAGGTGACAGATGGGAGGTTGCGCAAGCGGTATGCGATTCTAAACACAGGATGTGAAATCAGAATCACGGAGGATGTAGAATGAACGACACGATCAAAATTCAGGAGTTTGCGGTTAAAGAAATCGGAGCAATCGACAGAATCAAATTCAACCAGGCGTTCCGCAAGTTTCTAGAACGTCACGGTCAGCACGAAGAAATTGCCGTGATGGATCGGATGAGCGGACGCAACAGAAGAAAAGCCGGTAAAACCAAGAAATAGTTATGAACATCAACAAATGCATCATCGCGGGGAATGTGACTCGCGACCCAGAACTGAATCACACGACTGCGGGCAAGTCCGTGGTCAACTTTACCGTCGCGTCGACCGAGAGATGGAAGAGCGAAACCGGAGAACAGAAGGAGCACACGGAGTTCATCGAGTGCCGGTCATGGAGCAAGCAGGCCGAGGTGATCGCCAAGTATTTCCGCAAGGGCTCGCGGATCTACATCGAGGGCAAGCTCAGGACTGAAAAGTGGGAAAAGGACGGGCAGAAGCGCCAGAAGATCATTGTTGAGGTTGCTGCTTTTGAGTTCATCGACCGCAAGGACGACCATACTCCTCGTAACTCGGCACCTGCTCCGCAAGCTGCTGCGAAGCCTGCGAGACAAGCGCCGGACACTTCAGATGACGTACCATTCTGACCTATGAGCTACGATCAATTCATTGATACCAAACGCAAAACACACAAGCCGTGCGGATTTGATCCGGCTCCGTTTATCGTTCCGCTGTTTGACTGGCAGAAAGTGATCGTCACCTGGGCGGTTCGGCTTGGTCGCGCTGCGCTGTTTGAGGATTGCGGCCTTGGAAAGACTGCGCAGCAGCTTGAATGGGCAAGCCAGGTGTTTAGGAAGACTGGCAAGTCGGTTCTGATCCTCACGCCTCTCGCAGTCGCAGAGCAGACCGTTTCAGAGGCTTCCAAGTTTGGCGTGCCGTGCTCCTTGGTTGAGTCTGAGGACGAGATCCGGACCGCTGGAGTCTACGTGACCAACTACGAGAAGCTCGACGCCTTCTCTAGCCACGAGTTTGCCGGGGTTGTTTTGGACGAATCCAGCATCCTGAAATCATTCACCGGGAAGACGCGCAGGCAATTGACTCACCGCTTCTCATCAACTCCATATCGGCTTTGCTGCACGGCTACGCCGTCGCCGAACGACTACACGGAGTTAGGCCAGCACGCTGAGTTCCTTGGGGTGTGCACGCCTGCGCAGATGCTTTGCACGTTCTTCATCAACGACACGTTCAACACCGGGGATTGGAGGCTGAAAAAGCATGCCGAGTCGGAGTTTTGGAAGTGGCTCGCCTCGTGGGCGGCGTGCGTCGCGAAGCCTTCGGACATTGGATTTAGTGACGACGGATACGACCTGCCAAGGTTGGATCTCAAGACGGTGATGGTTGACGTGGACGAGGGTAAAGACAGAGGGGAAGACCTGTTCCGAATCGCCACCCTGTCCGCGACAACCATGCACCGGGAAATGCGCCTCACTTCGGACGCAAGGGCATCAGCGGTTGCGGAAATGGTCAACGGATCCGTCGAGCAGTGGGTTGTATGGTGCAACACCAATGACGAGGCGGACGCCTTAGCCGCAAAGATTCCAGACGCTGTCGAAGTGCGCGGATCGGACACTGCAAAGGCCAAGCGATCAGCATTGTCGGAGTTCCTGGTTGGATCCGCTCGCGTAATCATCACCAAGCCATCAATCGCAGGCTTCGGACTCAATTGGCAGCACTGTAAGAACGTCGCATTCGTCGGCCTGTCTTACTCATTTGAGGACTTCTACCAAGCGCTCAGGAGAATATATCGGTTCGGCCAGAAGCGGGAGGTGAACGCATACATCGTACAAGCGAGGACCGAGGGTGCAATTCTTCGATCCATTCAGACCAAGATGAAGCAACACGCGGATATGCAAAAGAACATGAAAAATGCAGCTTTGGAACTCAGATTGATCAAGAGCAAGGACGCTCCAGAAAAGACGGACATCGACGTATACAAAGGTGACGGGTGGGAGGTTCACCACGGGGATTGCGTCAGGGTTGCAAAGACAATCCCTGATGCATCCATCGGGATGGCGGTTTTTTCGCCTCCATTTGCGGACCTGTTCACATACTCGTCAGACCTTCAGGATATGGGGAACTGCGAGAGCATGGACGAGTTCATGAAGCAGTTCGATTTCCTGATCGCCGAGATCGCCCGGATCATGAAGCCAGGTCGCGAGGTGTGCGTTCACTGCGTCGACCTGATCTCTACCAAGTGGAAGCATGGGCGCATCGAGCTTCAGGACTTCTCAGGCGCGATCGTGAGAGCTTTCTGGCGTCACGGCTTTCTGTTCCATTCCCGAATCACGATCTGGAAAAGCCCGGTCACGGAAATGCAGCGCACCAAGGCGCACGGCCTGCTCTACAAGACACTCTGCGCCGACTCGTCGGATTCACGGGTAGGAGTGCCGGACTACCTACTCGTGTTCCGCGCTCCTGGAGAATGCGAAGAACCGGTCACAAAGGACCGATCCAAGTACCCGGTCGACTGGTGGCAGGAGGTTGCAAGCCCTGTATGGATGACGGTTGACCAAGGCCGAGTTTTGAACGGCGAGGGCGCAAGGGACCACCGCGACGAAAGGCACATCTGCCCGCTTCAACTGGACGTGATTGAAAGGGCTGTTGAGCTTTGGAGCAACCCTGGGGATCTGGTTTACAGTCCGTTTACCGGTATCGGCTCCGAGGGATACGGAGCCGTCAAACTTGGAAGGCGATTCATTGGGTCGGAGTTGAAGGAAAGTTACGTGAATCAAGCGGTGGCGAATCTACAAAACGCAACGAGCCAGCTGGCATTGTTTTGACATATGAGCACACGCATCACACACCCAAACCTAAAGTTTGTCCCAACTCGCGAAAGCCAGGCGGAAAAGGTGTACCAGCGGTACTACCAGAAGCCGATGAAGATCAGTCGCAATGAGGCATTGGAAGCCGCGAACAACCGCGAGATCTACCACAATGCCGCAGCGATTGCGGCCGCCGCAGTGAGGTCCGGTTTGCTCAAGATGCCGACAAAACGGAAGGACATCATGTGAAGACTTTTGACCTGCCATCGCAGGAGTACATCCGGCGCGTTACGCGATGGGCGGAGCCGCTGCCGAAGGTAAAACCTCAGGAGACAGCAAAGCCGCATCCGCTCAAGGGCAAGCCGAAGGCGTCCACGATCACGCCAGCGGAGGTCCACGAGATGCGACGCTTGAAGATGTCCGGGATGCTCAACAAGGAGATCGCCGAGAAGATGGGAAGATCCTACACGGCGGTTCAAGTGATCGTGACGGACCTGACCAAGGCAACCCGCAACGAGGCCGATCAGAAACGCGCGATCATCCGGCAACTGCGAGACCGTGGGGCGACCTACCGGGAGATAACGAAGGCCACGGGAGCAGGCAAAACGGCGATCCAGTGGGCGGTGAATAAGCCTGTGAGATTGGCAAGGAAAGCGCGGTAAAAGAAACCCAAACAAACCACTGGTCAGTCGCAGAACAATCGCTAGAGAGAAGCCGTTGACGCGAGGTGTGAGAGCCGGACGTCAAACCTACATCACCGACATGAAACAGTTTTCCCCCTCTTTTTGTCTCGGACCCGGCGCTTT